TCAAGCAGGTGGTGGAACACAGCAAGGTGTTGTAAAGACATCATCATCTGGAACCACTGTTACATTGATTGGTGTAACTGGAACATTTAATACTTCTGCTGATTTGATATTAAATGGAACTGGCACTGGAAAAACACCTTCCGCTGTCTCAACTACATACACTAGTAAACCCATGTGGACAACGACGATCGACGGGGGTACGTTCTAGCTTAAAAAACAATGAATTCACAAAATAATGACGTTGATGTAAACACTTTGATTAAAATTTATAATCAAAAAATATCAACACTAACTAACCAAAATATACTTTTGGAAGCAAAATTGACAACTGTAATGACTGATTTTAATGATGAAAAAACAAAATTAGCCGCAGAGGCACTTGAATGGCAGACCAAGTATGAAAACTTAGCATCTGAGGTAGAAGCAGAATAATGGCACAACCATCATCAAGACAAGGATTAATTGACTACGGACTTAGGCAACTAGGTGCTCCCGTGCTGGAAATTAATATTGATGATGATCAGATTGATGATTTATTAGATGATGCTGTACAGGTTTTTAATGAAAGACATTTTGATGGTGTTGAGGAAATGTTCCTTAAACACGAATTTACGCAACAGGAAATAGATAGAGGAAAAATTCATCCCGGTTCTACTGGAATATCAACATCATCAATAGTTGGAACTGCTGGAACATCCACAACTATTACAGCTGGATATGGATCCACTGTTTCTCAATTTACTGAAAACTCAAACTTTATTCAAGTTCCAGATTCTGTAATTGGAATTGAAAAAATATTTAAGTTTGATAGCAGTTCAATATCTGGTGGTATGTTCAGTATCAAATATCAGTTATTCTTAAATGACTTATATTATTTTAACTCTGTTGAACTTTTACAGTATTCAATGACAAAATCATATCTTGAAACTATTGATTTTTTACTTACACCAGAAAGACAAGTAAGGTTTAACAAAAAACAAAATCGTTTATATCTTGATATGGATTATAATTCAATTTCTGCAGGTGATTTTATAGTCATAGACTGTCAGAGAGCATTAGATCCAAATACTTTCACAAAAGTTTATAATGATCCATTCTTAAAGATGTATTTTACTGCATTACTAAAAAGGCAATGGGGTCAGAATTTAATTAAATTTAGAGGAGTTAAACTTCCCGGTGGATTAGAATTAAATGGAAGAGAAATATATGACGATGGACAAAGAGAATTAGATGCAATTAAACAGAAGATGCAACTCGAATACGAGTTACCTCCTCTTGACTTTATCGGGTAGAATGTATGGCACTCAATCCCTTTTTTCTACAAGGATCTCCCGGTGAACAGAGATTAGTACAAAGTCTCATAAACGAGCAACTCCAAATTTATGGAGTAGAAGTTACATATATTCCGAGAAAATTTGTAAATAAACAATCAATTATTGAAGAAGTTCAATCATCTAAGTTTGATGATAATTTTTCAATTGAAGCATATGTGAATACCTATGAAGGATATTCAGGTGCTGGAGATATCATGACGAAGTTTGGTGTAAGTTTAAGAGATGAGATTACACTTACAATATCAAAAGAAAGATTTGAAGATTTTATCGCACCTTTTTTAGTTGATGATGAATATGAAATTGCAACTCGTCCAAGAGAGGGTGATTTAATATTTTTCCCATTAGGAACAAGATTATTTGAAGTTAAGTTTGTAGAACATGAACAACCCTTCTATCAACTGGGTAAGAATTATGTTTACCAACTTCAATGTGAACTCTTTGAATATGAAGATGAAATTATTGATACTGGTGTAGATGCAATTGATAAGGAAGTTGAAGATGAAGGATTTATCACAACTCTCAATCTTGTAGGAACTGGTGTAACTGCAGAAGCAACTTCTGCTATTTCAGTTAACTCTGGATACTTAAGTGGTATTTCACTTCTAAACGATGGTAGTGGATACACAGGAACTCCAACAGTTTCAATTAGTACAAGTAGAGTCTCTGGTGGTACAAACGCATCAGCAGTTGCAATTACAACTGAAAGATCAGGTGTATTCTCAATTAAAGAAATTATAATGACCAATCCCGGTTCTGGATATACATTTGCTCCAAGTATTAGAATTCTTGGTGGTGGAGGAAGTGGAGCGATTGCAACTTGTGGTATTATAACCTCTGGTCAGGGTGTCATATCATTCAACGTAACTGGAGATGGAAAAGGTTATACAACAAATCCTGCTGTGACTGTGGCAGGGCCAGGCATTGGAACAACTGCAATAGTTACTTCTATTATTGATATTGGAAGTGGTCAACTATCTTCCTTTAGGTTTATAAATCCCGGTGCAGGATATACAGTTGCACCAGCGGTTACTATTGCAAATCCAGATATTATGACAGGATATGGTAATTTCTTATATAATGATCTTATTGTAGGTCAGGCATCTAATACTGAAGCAAGAGTTAGATCTTGGGATCTTGATACCAAAGTTCTTAAAGTAACAAACGTTGGTATTGGATCGACTGTCAATGGATTTATTCCGGGAGAGGAAGTAAGAGTTCAAATAGGTATTGGTGTCACTGGATTAAAAATACATCAAACAATCTTTGTTGCTGGTTTTACCACAACTGGTAAAAATATAGGTGCTGGAACTACAATAATTAATGTTGGATCAGCAAATACAACTCAATTTACTGTTGGATCTGCTGTATCACCAATTGATAGTGTAATTGGTATAGGTGTAACTGTACATTCAATATTCTCGAATGGTAATATCTTCTTGAGTCAGGCAACCTTTAATTCTGCAACGTTAGTAAATCAAACTATATCAGTTGGAAGCACACAATTTGTTTCATATAATATTCGTCAATATGATGATCGTGATATATACGATGATTATAGTAATAATGATGAGTTTGAACTTGAGGCAGATAACATCATTGATTTTGCAGAAACTAACCCATTTGGTACATATTAATGTTAGGCACTTATTTTTATCACGAAATACTTAGAAAGACGGTTATATCGTTCGGAACATTGTTCAATGATATTCATATACGTCATAAGGATAATACTGGTAAATCAATTAGCGATATGAAAGTTGCACTGGCATATGGCCCAATGCAAAAGTTTTTAGCAAGAATTGAACAACAACCTGATTTAAATCGTGCGACTCAAATTACATTACCTAGAATGTCTTTTGAGATGACAAATATTGCTTATGATGCAACAAGAAAATCATCAATTACACAAACATTCAAAGCATCTGATGGAACAAATTTAAGAAAAGTTTTTATGCCAGTTCCATACAATATTGGTTTTGAATTAAATGTCTTAGTTAAACTAAACGATGATGGACTTCAGATAGTTGAACAAATACTACCATTTTTTCAACCATCTTTTAATTTAACTGTAGACTTAGTAAGTGTCATTGGAGAGAAAAGAGATATTAGTGTTGTATTAGATAACATATCATTCCAAGATGATTATGAAGGAGATTTTGCAACAAGAAGAGCATTAATATACACACTCAGTTTTACTGCTAAAACTTATCTATTCGGCCCTGTTGCTGATACTCCAGAAGGACTTATTAAGAAGGTTCAGTTGGATTATCACACCAACATGGATCGTGAGAATAAGAGAAGAGAACTTCGTTATGTTGCAACACCAAAAGCAGTTAAAGATTATGATGGTGCGAATACAGAAGTTCTAACATTTAACATCTCAGCAACAGCAGTTAGAATAACTGTAAATGATACATCCAACTTCTCTGTTGGAGATCGTATTGTAATTGATAGTGAGGTAATGCAGGTGAAAGAAAAACCTGATGCAACTACTTTGGTCGTTAAAAGAGGATTTGATAGAACACTTAAAGTAGAGCATCTTGAACAGGCAAAGGTTAATAAATTAACTACAGCAGATGATAATCTTATAGATATTGGTGACGATTTTGGATTTAGTGAATCTTCCAGTATCTTTACTGATTCATTACAATTCAATCCTGCAACAAGGACAGACTCATAATGAACACTAATTTTGGTGATATTGAAAAATCTTTAAATGTTGAAACATCTATTATAAAAAAAGATGAATCAAAACCTGATTTACCTAATGTTGCTTTAAAAAAGAATGATGTTGAGAAAGATTATAAGTATACAAGAGGTCAATTATATTCTCTAATTGAAAAGGGACAAGAAGCAATCAATGGTATTATGGAAGTTGCTGGTGAAAGTGCAAGTCCAAGAGCATATGAAGTTGCAGGACAGTTAATCAAATCAGTTGCAGATAGTACAGATAAGTTGATGGATCTTCAGAAGAAGATGAAGGATATAGATGAAGAGGGTACTAAAACACAAAATAATGTCACGAATAATGCCTTATTTGTTGGATCTACAAGCGAGTTGTCAAAATTACTAAAACAAGGTATTCTAAATAATAATGACTCAGAGACTACTAAATAATGAAATCCTGTAAAAAAGGATATTACTATTGCAACACTGATCAGAAGTGTAAACCCATTCCCGAAGGATCTATCGTTCGTGATGATGGTTTTCTTATGAAAGAAACCTTAGATAAGAAAGATAAACCATTTATAAAACATCTGGTTAAAAAACTAAGGAGTGGTTCTAAAACACATGCAAAACAAGCAGATAATTTAGAGAAAGCAATGAATGAGGAAGGTCTCCGTGCTTGGTTTGGTAAATCAAGTGGAACTACTAAGTCTGGACGCAAAGTAAAAGGTTGGGTTCAAGTTGG